ACCACATTTAGAAAGGAAGTAAAGAAAATGCTATCAATCTCAGATGGTGGGTTAAGTAATCACCTTTCTGCTCTTAAGAGTAAAGGTGCAATCAGAGAAGAATTGGGTAGTCTTATACAAATAGCTGCCATACTTCTACCTGAAGAGAAACAACAGTTTTATCAATTTAAAATAGTACAAGAATGAAACAGACTTTAATTTATGACATCAATGTCTTACCAGAAGAATCTACTTTAACAGTAGACAAAGTAATGGAAATTTATCAAACAGAAAGAATATTGTTTTGGGACTCTAGAGGAGCTACTCCTGGAGTAGATTGTGTTCCTAAAGTTTATGATTTACCTGAAGATATGCCTATAACTATTATAGAAATAAACTCTAAAGAAGGTATTGCTCTTTTAAAAACTTTTAGGTAATGAAATTACTGCATCCCGATTTAATTGAAGAGTACTATAACTCTATCAAAGACCAATATCCTGGCCTTACAAAGGAACAATGCAATCAAATATGTAGTGCTCCTTTTATAGAAGTTAGGAAAGGTATTGAATCAGGAGAATTTTTGACCATTAGGTTAAAACTTTTTGGTACTTTTGTAGTATATCCTAAAAGAATAAACTATTACTTGAAACTTTATAGTAAGATGTTTAAAGAACAGAGGATATCTCCAATCAACTATTTTAGAAAGAAAGAACAATTTGAATTAGCACTTAAAAGAAAAGAAAATGAAAGCAAAAGTAAACTTGGCTAATATTATAGCCTATATCCAAGGAAATGTTAGACAATTCCTTTTCTACAGTAAAACTTTTAATTGTTTATTGTCCTTACATGTCTTTGAACAGATAAATTACAGGTTATTTGTTATGAATAAAGCTTGTTATGAGAATGGAGAATGTGTTGAATGTGGATGTGCTACTCCTGCTTTGCAAATGGCAAATAAAACTTGTGATGGAATTTGTTATCCTGTAATGTTGGATGAAACAGATTGGTTAATCTACAAAAGAGAGTACAATATTGAGTTTAGATATTGGAATATCAAAAAATCAAGAGAATTTGAATTAAGAATAACCCATAAAAAAACTAGAAGATGAGTCACTGGATAAACCCTGAAATAAACTTAGGAATTATTAAAGCAGGTTCTCCTAGAAAACTAATGTTTACAGCTTTTGAGACTATTCCTGTAATTAAAACAATAATTCCTTACTGTGGTTGTACTACTACAAGTTATGACCCTGTAAGAAAAGAACTGATTATTACTTATAGTAATGCTGCAATTCCTATTCAAGTACAAGGAGCACAAGCAACTACTAAAAGAATTGATATTACTTATGAAGATGATAGTGTAGAAGTATTAATTATTAAAGCAACAAGAATTAGATAATGGCAAATAAACTTACCATAGGAGATTACTTAAGATTGGCAAAAGCTAATCCAACAGTAGAAAAAGAATTTGAATATTTTAAAGAGCATATCTTCAATAGAACATTAGTTTGGGAAGGAGTTAAAAATCCTAAAGCTGGAGGAAGTCTTCACAATGTAGCTGGAGACTCAGGAGGATGGACTCTTTGGGGTATTGCTTACAATCACAACACTGAATCATTTAAAAACTTTGATGATTTTAAAGACACTACTTATGAAGAAGCTGCAGCTATGGCTTACACAAAATATTACAGAGCAATTAATGCATTTATCTTGCCCTTGGAAGCAAGACTTATGTACTTTGACACTGCTTATAATATGGGAAATGCTAGAGCTATAAAGTTAATGCAAAGTTGTGCCAAAGTCCCACAGGATGGGATAATTGGGCCTGCAACTAGGGAGAAGATGTTGTATGTAACTGAAGAATGTTTATACAAAGCTAGAAACACTACTTACAATAACCTTGTAAGAGCAAACATTAAATTAGGTAAGTTCCTAAAAGGATGGTTAAATAGATCAACAGCAATTTTTAAAGTATAATGGTAACTCAAGGTTTAGATGTTAACCCTTATGGAAGAAGATTTCATATTATAATTACAGGAGATTTTACTCAAGATTATCCTGCAATTAATAAAAAGTATCATCAAAACCTAGATGAAAATGATAATGTGTTAGGTATGTCTCAAATGAGGGGGCAACATCACATGATTATTATTAATGTAGGTAGACACAGAAAAGTATTTAAAGGAATAAATATTGAATGTGAACTTGCTGATACTATTGCACATGAAGCTGACCATCTCTGTAATCAACTCTTTAAAAGTATAGGAGCTACAGTAGATGTTAATAATGATGAAACTCATGCCTATTTATTAGGTTGGATTGTAAAACAAATTACCAAAAGTTATTTAAAATTTAAAGAAAAAGAAAATGGCTCAAAAATATAGAATGTATCTAGGTATAGTAAACCTTTATTATACAATAGGAGTTAATGTAATAGGATTACCTGATTTTCATATCCATACTTGGATAATTTCAAAATCAATTAAAGAAACTGAACTTCATAAATACCAATAAGATATGATACCAATTGAACTACAAATTTATTTTAATACAGAAGAAACTGATAACCTAGAAAAGATGGGTATAGAAGCAGATGTAAGAAACTGTGAAACAAGGTTTATGACTTTCTATACTATAAATGCTATAGGTTCAGCTACAGAAATTGATGGTTTTGAGTATGGTTTAATTCACACAGGAGATGATACTTTTGCTACTGTATTAACTTATGAAGAACTTAGGCAAATAATTAACCCTCAACAAACTACTATATGAGTTTACTCTTTACAGTAGAGAGCAAAGTAGTCTCTCCAACAATACAAGTACTTCTCATATCTCCATTTAAAGATATATGGGCAAGAGATGAATCTGCAGATAAGAGATATGCCATAGAGGATTTCTCTTATATTGAGTTCATGGCATCTATTCAGAAGTCTAATCCTTACTCAGGATACTCTGAAGAACAAAGACCTGATAAAATTATTAAGGATATAATTACAAGGGCAGAGTGGGATCAAAATGACCCTTTACTCTTGCAAGGTATTGCTAAGTTAAAAGAGTTTCAGGCTGAAGCTTCAGTGACTTACAATTACTATATGGCTGCTAAATCTGCTGCTGAAAAGATGCAACAATTCTTTATTGGTTTTAGTATGACTGATGTTAACCTAAGAACAGGTGCACCAATCTTTAAACCTAAAGACATTACCTCAGCTCTTAATGATACTTCAAGAGTACTAGAAAACTTAAATACTCTTAGAGAAAAAGTTGATAATGAGGTATTTGAAGAAATTAAAAAGAAAGGTCAGAAGATAGTTAGTCCATTTGCAGACCCAAATAGTTTAAAATAAATGAGTAAATTAGGAGCCATAAGAAACCCTGATGGGATTTGGATAAACACAGAAGTGTTTAGAGAAGAAGCTAGGAAGTTTCAAAGGTATAATGCATATTGCTTAGACCCTTGGGGTTCTCCTGATTGGTTTACTTATTGGCAAGAACAAAGAAATAGAATCATTAATGGTTATTCTTCAGGTGGTGTAAAGATTACTGGAGATCATTATTTTTATTTAAACTTCTGTCCTATCCTTAAAGTAGAGGATATGAATGCAAAGAAGTCAGCTAAAGTTACAGATTTTCCAGATTTCTGGGATGGAGATTATAATTATTTTTGGGCAAGAGAAATTGCCTTTAATGGTATAGTAGATGGTTTAGGAGTTCAAACAGAGTTTGATGAAACTTGTAGAATACATGCTAAAACATTACCTGAAGCTGAAGCACAGAAGAAAGCTTTAGAAGAATTATTCAAAGGACTTCAACTTGAAGTCAGAATAGAAGTAGATTACTTAACAGGAGGATACAATCTTATTGTAGGTAAGTCTAGAAGAAAGGGGTACTCTTATAAGAATGCAGCTATTGCTGTTAAGAATTATTTATGTTATCCTAAAGCTCTTACTATATTTGCTGCTTATGAAAAGAAGTTCCTTTATCCTAAAGGTATCTTTACAATGGCATCTAACTACCTCAACTTTATTAATGCCAATACAGCTTGGGTTTATCCTAAGGATGTTGTAGATAAAATGGACCACGTCAAGGCTTCTACTATTGAATACAGAAATGGTGTAAAGGTTGAGACAGGATTTATGTCTGAGATAATGGCACTTACCTTTAAAGATAATGCAGATGCCGCAAGGGGTAAAGATGCTAGAGATGTAATCTTTGAAGAGTCTGGAGCCTTTGGTACACCTGGTCTTCTTAAAGGTTCTTATGCTGCCACCCAGGATTGTGTAATGGGAGGAGCAATTAAAACAGGGATGATTACTGTGTTTGGAACATCAGGAGATATGGAAGGGGGTACTGCAGATTACTCTGAGATGCACTCTAGTCCATTGAGATTTGGTATGTTACCTTTTCAGAATATTTGGGATGAAGAATCTGAGGATATGAAGTGTGGATTCTTCCACCCTATTACTTGGAATATGGAAGGTTACTATGATGAACAAGGTAACTCAGATACTGCAGGAGCCAAGGCATTAGAGTTAGCTCAAAGAAAACTTTTGCTTGATAATGGAGCTACATCTGCTGATATTCAGAAAAGAATGCAGGAGAAACCTTTGGGCCCATTTGAAGCTTTTGGTATGGTTAGTGTAAATAACTTTCCTGTACTTGAATTAAAGAGACAATTAGAAATAGTGAAAGCTAAGAATCTCCACATGATAATGGGGACACCAGTTAAACTGTTCTATGACTATGACTCTAAGAAAGTCAAAGCAGAACCTATATTAGATGGTAGTGCCAATGTAATCTACAGACAAAAACCTGACAATACTTCTTTAGAAGGTTGCCCTGTTATTTATGAATATCCTGCTGAGGTCCCAATGAGAGGAGCTTACAAGATAGGGTATGACCCTTATAGACAGGATAAAGGTACTTCCCTTGCTGCTGTTTATGTGTATAAGAGTGTCATTATAGGAGACAGAACTAAGAGGATAATTGTTGCTGAATATATAGGAAGACCTGGGGAAGCTGATGATGTAAACTACATTTGTAGATTATTTGCTGAACTGTACAACACTACTATAATGCATGAGAATGAGGTAACCCATGTTAAGGATTACTTCAGAAGAAGAAAACAATTACATTACTTAGCTTATCAACCTGATGAAGTTATTAAGAAGAATGTGAAGAATTCTAAAGTAAATAGAGTATATGGTTGCCACATGATTGATCAACTTAAAGATGCAGGTGAAAAGTATATCAAATCTTGGTTACTAGAGACACTTGATTTTGATGATGAAGGTATGCCTATTAGAGCTTTAGATCAAATTTATTCTATAGGATTGTTGGAAGAATTAATTGGGTATAACAGAAAAGGAAACTTTGATAGGGTCATGGCTCTTATGCAAGTTATGTTTCAAGACCAAGAAGATTTACATGGTAAAGAATACCAACCAAAAACAAGAGGAAATGATAAAGCAAAACAACTTCTTGCTATGATGGATACTGCCTATATGAAAAATAATAATAGAAATGCACTACAATC